GGACGCGACAGTTCGCGTCCTGTGGCCACACTGGCCAAGGCTTAGGCATGGAGGCATCAATGAGCGGACAGAATCAACCCGTCGACCCGAACCGGCTGACCCCAGAGCAGGCTGCCAAACTGCTTTCGGCTGCGGCCAAGATTCGCGTCCCGGTGGAGCAAATTCGGGAAGACCTCGAGGCGGGAGCGCCTCGCAATGCAGACGGGACCATCAACCTGATGCATTACGCAGCATGGATGGTGAAGGAGATGGGCCGTGGCGGCTGACCCCAGAAAACTAAGACCTAGTGAATTGTGCCGGCTCTTGAACTCGACGCCGCTAGGTGAAGTCATCAACGAACGGCAACTGCATCGCCACCGTACTCGCGCCGGCCTCCGCATCGGCGATGCTCGGTTTGTGGACCTACTGCGCTATGTCGCCTGGCTCATCGAGGTTCGGCACGCGCCGCGCGACGAACCAGAAGGCGATCCTTATGAGAAGCTCAAAGAGCGTGCCCGGGCGAGAAACGTCGCGATCGCTCTTGCTGGTCGTGACATCGGTGAACTGCCATCGGTTGCAGATCCGCAGCGGAAGGCTCGCGCAGCAAGGGATTTTCGCTTTTTCTGTGAGTCATATTTCCCTTTGACGTTTCACCTGAACTGGTCTGACGACCATCTCAAGGTCATCAATCGGATCGAGCAAGCCGTGATGAGCGGCGGCCTATTCTCGATGGCGATGCCCCGTGGCTCCGGCAAGACCACGATCTGTGAGTGTGCCTGCATCTGGGCTGCGCTCAATGGTCACCGGGAGTTTGTGTGCCTCATCGGGAGTGACGAGGGGCACGCGATGGATATGCTCGATTCGATCAAGATGGAACTCGATGGCAATGAACTGTTGTTGGCCGACTATCCCGAGGTCGTCTTTCCGATTCAGGCGCTCGATGGAATTGCCAATCGCTGCAACGGACAGCTCTATCAGGGGCAGCGCACTCACATTGGCTGGACAGCCCGGGAAATTGTGCTGCCCACCATGCCGGGCAGCGTGGCCAGCGGTGCCATCGTGAAGGTAGCCGGCATCACGGGTCGTATCCGGGGGATGAAATACAAACGGGCCGATGGTCGAACGGTACGACCAACGCTGGTGGTGATCGACGATCCACAAACCGATGAATCTGCTCGATCGCTCTCACAGTGCGCGACGCGGGAGAGTATTCTCGCCGGTGCGATTCTTGGATTGGCTGGTCCCGGAAAAAAGATCTCCGGGATCATGCCCTGTACGGTGATTCGCCCGGGGGACATGGCCGACAACATTCTCTCGCGCGAAAAGCATCCGGAGTGGAATGGTGAGCGAACCCGAATGGTTTATGCCTTCCCGAGTGACGAGAAGCTTTGGCTGCGATACGGCGAGCTGCGGGCCGAGAGTCTCCGCATGTATGGTGACACACGCCTCGCCACTGAATTCTACTCCACCAATCGCTTGGCAATGGACGAGGGAGCCCAGATCGCTTGGCCTGAGCGATTCAATCACGACGAGCTATCAGCCATTCAGCATGCGATGAACCTCAAGCTGCAAGATGAGGCAGCATTCTTCGCGGAGTACCAGAATGAACCGCTGCCGGAGGTCAAGGCAAGCGACAACGAACTGTCGACGGACCAGATTGCAGCCAAACTCAACCGCATTGAGCGTCAACTGATTCCGATCGGCGCTAACCATCTGACGATGTTCGTCGATGTGCAGGCGACGCTTCTGTTCTATTCGGTCATCGCTTGGGAAGATGATTTCACCGGCTATCTGGTGGACTACGGCACTTATCCCGATCAGAGACGGCCGTACTTTACGCTGCGCGATGCTCGTGCAACGCTTGCAATTGCAACCAAAGCAGGCGGACTCGAGGGGTGTATCTACGCCGGTCTGGAGCGGCTGATGGGGGACTGCCTCACCCGTGAATGGAGGCGTGACGATGGAGCCATGCTTCGAATTGAAAAGTGTCTGATCGATGCCAACTGGGGGTCGTCAACAGACGTCGTTTATCAGTTCTGTCGCCAGAGCCAGTTCGCCGGCATCGTTATGCCCAGCCACGGACGATTTGTGGGAGCGTCCAGTCAGCCTTTTTCGGAATACAAACGTAAGCCAGGGGACAGGGTAGGGCATAACTGGCGGATTCCGAATGTGCACGGCAAGCGAGCGGTCAGGCACGTGGTTTACGACACCAACTTTTGGAAGACATTCATCCACGCACGATTGGCTGTAGCGATGGGCGATCGAGGCTGCCTGTCACTCTTCGGAGAAACACCGGAAACGCATCGGCTGTTGGCCGAACACCTATCGGCCGAGTATCGAGTTCGAACCGAGGGACGCGGACGAATCGTCGACGAATGGAAACAGCGACCTGAACGCGGCGACAATCACTGGTTCGACTGCGTTGTCGGCTGCGCAGTTGCCGCATCGATGCAGGGCGTTGCCTTACCCGGTGCAGATAGCCTGGCCGCCAAGAGACAGGGGCGGGTGAGCTTTGCTGAACTGCAGCGGAGGCGTGGCCGATGAAACCGGAAAAGCCAGTGCCCCAGCAGCGCGGAATCCAGTGTCCCCAGTGCGGTTGTCATCACTTCTACACCACGCACACCGAGCCGCTTCGCGATGGCCGCATCCGCCGACGGAAACAGTGTCGGCATTGTCGGCGACGAATCGTCACTTATGAATCCACGCCGATACAGCCTCGAAAATGCTAGATGTAGCACGATTCGGCTGATTCTCTTCTTTCTTTCGTCATTCCGTCAACTAACCGGGTAGGTCTCCAAATAGACGGGCACTTCGCCCGTATCACTGGAGCGACCGATGGCTGACGAACTCGACGACACCATTCGCCAAAACGCGCAAGGCCCTGCGAAAGCAGCTGGCGACGCTGGCAGTGTCGAACAGCACAAGCTCCCCGACCAGATCGCCGCAGACCGCTACCTCGCATCCAAAGAGGCAGCCAAGTCGAAGCGACGCGGCTTGGTCTTCAACAAGCTCGTGCCGCCGGGAGCCGAATGACCATGCTGAATTGGCTCTCCAGTCTGCTTCCCACTCGCAAGCATTCCCAAAATCGGACACGAACGTTGGTTCGAGCCCGCTACGATGCGGCTGTGACGAATGAGGACAATCGACGGCACTGGGCCAACGCGGATGGGCTATCGGCCAACAGCGCCAATAGCGCCGAAGTGCGACGCATTCTCCGCAATCGCTCGCGGTATGAAGTGGCCAACAACAGTTACGCTCGAGGCATCGTCCTCACGCTGGCCCACGATGTCGTTGGAACGGGACCTCGGCTACAGCTGCTAACCGAGGACGGCGAGGCAAATCGCCGGATTGAACAGGCCTTCATGCTTTGGTCTCGGGCCGTTGGCTTGCCCGAAAAACTCCGCACGATGCGGATGGCTCGCGCCACGGATGGCGAAGCCTTCGCGATCCTGACCAATAACCCCTCGCTCACAACCGACATTCAGCTCGACCTCCGCTTGGTCGAAGCCGACCAGGTCACCACCCCTGAACTCAATCGTCTTTCCTCTACATCAGTCGATGGCATCGTGTTCGATGGTGCCGGCAACCCGACCGAATACCACGTTCTCCGGAGTCATCCGGGTGATGGTGCGGCAGCGATGATGCGTGACTACGACCGAGTGCCGGCGTCTGCTGTGGTGCACTGGTTTCGGGCCGATCGTCCGGGGCAAGCTCGCGGCATTCCGGACATCATGCCGGCACTACCCCTGTTTGCCCAGCTGCGCCGGTTCACCCTGGCGGTACTCGCTGCCGCAGAAACGGCTGCTGACTTCGCAGGCATTCTCTATACCGATGCGCCAGCCAATGGCGAAGCGGATCCAGCCGAACCTTTCGAGCCCATCGAGTTGGAGAAGCGAGCGCTGCTGACTATGCCCGGTGGCTGGCGTATGGAGCAAATGCGCAGCGAGCAACCCAGCACGACCTACGGAGAGTTCAAGCATGAAATCCTGAACGAGATCTCGCGCTGCCTCAACATGCCCTACAACATCGCAGCCGCAAACTCGTCTGGATACAACTACGCCTCGGGTCGGCTGGACCACCAAACTTATTACAAGGCCATTCGCGTCGAGCAGTCACACCTGGAGTGTGTCGTGCTCGATCGCATTCTCGCTGCGTGGTTCGACGAAGCCGCGCTGCTGCCCGATTTTCTTCCAGCGGGCCTCGGACCAATCGTCGATTGGCCGCATCAATGGTTCTGGGATGGGCACGAACACGTCGATCCAGCCAAAGAAGCCAACGCGCAGGCCACTCGGCTTGCCAATCACACGACCACGCTCGCTGACGAGTACGCCAAACGCGGACTCGACTGGGAAACCCAGCTTCGTCAGCGAG